CCTTTTCCCATATTTCTCTCCTAAAAATCTACATTTGTCTTTTGTCATTACAAAAAACAGCATATCACCGTCAGGGGAAATGTCGAGTAGTCGAGCGTTTTCCTCAAAACCCAAATTCTTTACAAACCGTATTGATTCTTCATTAGCCTCTAATACGGGTACTACTATCTTATTTACCCCTAATTGTACAAAAGGATAGTCAAAAATGATATTCAAATATTCGGGGGTCATTTGCCGTGTTATGGCAATGTGGCACATTACGGATACCTTGTTGTAATCCTCGTACCATACCCCCGCACATACTTCACCATCCTTGATCCAGCCTATTGTTGTTGAATTATCAGGCGTAAAAACCATGTTGCAATGCCTAGCAATCCAAGGCCCTACAATTGTCTTATCAACACATAACACCTATAAGACTCCACCTTTTTCCATTACATAATCGGTACTAGCCCAGCGCACATCAATATCTTGCGATGCAATATTAATGCTGATTCCTGCCGCATAGCCTATACCTGTCACGCCCTGCCAATTCTTAGAAATGGTATTACCACCACCCCATTCCACATCATCCCAAAGGCTAGTATCCCAAACGCCTACACTAATTAAGGCGGGGTTATAGCTGATCTGTCCTAGTGAACTTTGGGTTTCAAAATCGGTGTTTATACCGCATAGAACGGTCGGTGTGCCGTTATCTACAAATAGGATAGGGCGTACCATTGTGAAGCGTTTTAACTGCCCCCTAGCGTCAAAATAGCTATATGCTTGTTGGCAAGTAGCCTTGATATTGGTGTCGTTGTCCGATAAGCCATCATAGAACTTACCAACAAAGCCGTTACCGCCAAAGTACATATCCTCGTTATGTGACTCAAAGCAGGTAGCATTAATCCCAGTAAAGTTAGCCCATGCCTTAGTAATGTTGTGCATAACAAACTGTTGTTGTCCACCGATCACGGGGATGTTAAATATCAGCATATTGAACTTAGCAAAATACTGGATTTGCCAGCCAAACTGGGTGCTGTAAAGGTCTGCGGCTTCACTTACAGCGTTATAAATCTTGTCTGTAATGTTAATTCGTGGGTCTAAACGAGAGGACTGTAATGCACCCGCTAAAGGTACGATCCCGTCTTGGGTAATTAGTAACAAATCCCCGCCAAACTTAAAGAAACAGCGTCTAGTAAAGACTTGACCCAGTTGCCATACGCCAATTAGCGACCAATCATTAGGGTCAGATGGGTCAGAACCCTTATAAACAATGGCTTCCCCGTTATTAGTAATAAATACAGCGTAATCGTCTACCCCGTAACCTGCGTCTAATGTCCAAGTACCCATCGCCTGAATAAAACCACCCATACGGGCTACACCGCCAAGGTCATAAGAGGTTGCCGCACCGCTAATGGAGTTAGCACCTAGATACCAAAAGCGTAACTTATTTTTTTCTACAAAATACAGGCGTTCTTTGTGTAAATTAACATGGGCTAAGTTAGCAGAATCAACACCAGTAATGAATTTAGCGACTGTGTATGACCCCAATGGGCTTGCTGGGCTAGTAGCTGGGGCTGATAGTGCTGTATAAGTAAAAGTCGTGCTGTTTGTAACGGTAATTCTGAAAGTGCCGTTATAGGCGGCTGGGCTTGCACCCGTAACCGTGACCTGATTGCCTGTTACTAGACCATGTGCGGTGCTAGTTACTAGCGTACAAGTAGTGCCTGATGAGGTTAGGTTGCTGATTGTTTGTGCGGTGCTGATATTAGCGTACTTAACCCAAGTCGTACCATCATAAATAAGGGCGGCATCCGTGCCATTGACTGCGGTTAGGAAGTTACCACCTGCGGTAGACGCATTGACAAACTCCCAACGGTCGCTTCCTAGACTTGTTACAACTGATGTAGCCGTACCACCGCCTGTAACCTCATAAATAACGCTTCCAGCACTAGCAAACAGTTTTTGGGTGTTACCCCCTGCGTAGTTCATTAAGGTGTCTACTTGCCCTGATATGCCTGTAGCAAATCGGGTAAAGCCTTTTCTTAGCTGAATTTGGGATGGGGTAGGATAAAAGTTCTCCAAAACCACCGCATCGAGCGGGTTCATTTCTGCAACAGAATCCCTAGCGTTCCACCCGCCAATAGGGGATGGTACAGAAGCCGTAGTAGCTGAAAACTTCTTAGCAACAGGCATAGTTAGCTACCGTAGCCTGTGTCAGGAATATTGGCGTAACCAATAAGCACCTTGCTTGGGTACGGTGCAAACGATAGGGTAGCTGAACCCTTGTCGTTAGCTTTGGCAATACTAAGGTATCGCATATAGTCTTGCATTAAAGCGGTCGTATCAAACGACTTGACTTGGAAATACTTGAGTTTTGTCGCTAAAACCAAGACCGTATCGTCAAATACGGTGGTGTCTGTGTCAGCGGTAAAGCTGTTTTTGACTGCTCCAGCGGCACTTCTAGCCCAACCTTTTGAGCGGTATTCAAAGCCTAAATACTCTTGTGTGTTATATGGTGGCCAAATTTGGAACTTATCGCCTAGAATACGCCACCTAATGCGTGGGCCTGTCGAGATATATCCCGACTTTAACCACTGCCATTGTTGAGCATCTTCAGGCCCAAGCATCTGCCAATGTTTCGTTTTGTCCCAGTGAGTATTGTCCGTAATGGTTTCAAAGTCAGGGGGCAATGGATACTTGGTCTGTGAGAAGGTAACAGTTCCACCGATGCTGGTTGCCGATGCAAGCTGGCTAACAGTTACGGTAGACCCTGCTACGCTTTCTACATAGGTATCTTGTGGAACATTTGTACCGACTACTGAGTAATTGTTATTTAGACCCGTGACATTACCAACATTCAATAGGTTGTAGGTATTGTTGATGGTGTCGCAGGTCGTGGTAATCGCTGTGGTGTAGAAACGGTACTCTAGTTCCAAAGCTTGCCAATCATGCTCCTTAACCAAGTCAAACCCAGCACGGTTCATCAACGCTAGGACTTGTTGCACATCCTGATTGGTGTTACCTGCTACATAGGTAGGAACGGCTAAGTTTAGTTCAGCGGTGACTTGCTGGACTAACTGGAGCATGGTGTATGACATATTAGGCTTCCTCTGTGGCTACCGCTTTTTTACGGGATTTCTTTTCACCAACAGCGGCAAGTATAGCGGCCATCTGATCCTGCATTTGAGCCAGCTTCGCATCTGTTTCTGCTTTTATTTTAGCAGTTTCTAAGTCCTTTTTGGCAAGTTCTTCTTTCAAAGAATTGATTTCGCTTTCACGCTTATCGGTTTCTGCCGCATTGATAGCTAGATTTAAAAATGCCTTTGCCTTGTCACGGAATGCATAAGGTGACATTCCTGCCGCCATACCCATGCGCTGTAACTGTAAGTCAGATGCGTGTGCAATCGCTTCAACGGTGTGGAACTTCAATGCCCTTAACTCCTCGGCTTGGCTTTTTGACACGATAGGCCATTCCGATACGGGAGTGCCGACAATATCAGGTTCGTTTGCGCCCACACGGTTCATGTAGTTAGCCCACTGGATCGGAAAACGGGTCTTATGGCTAGGTAGCGCATAAGTATCGATCTCGGTCAGGGTATCGCCAGCTACACAGATGTGTACAAAGTCGAACTCTTTAAATATTGGTCTGCCAGCTTCTAGGGATTCTTGTTCTTGTTGTACGGGTCGTTTGTAGAAACGAACCTGTAAACGGCTGTCTGCGTTGTTTTCATCTGAAGGTAATGCCATTTTTAATTCTCCTAAGGTATTAGGTTGTTAAAAGGAAAAAAGGGGCTACCAATTAAGGTAACCCCCCGTTTTTACTACAAAAAGCTATTAAACACTAGCCTTACTGAACCAACCATAATCGCCCGATGCCATAGAAGCACCTGACACATATGTACCAGCACCCAAGGTAACTTGGAATGTGGAAGCGTTGATTACGCAAGTAGCGGTTGATGCGGCAATTGCTACACCAGCTTGTGCGAATACATAGCGTAAGCCATTATTTGCAAAAGTCTGTAGACCGAGTGGCCCAATAGTAGGAATTGCTGTGCCAGCGGAATTTGAATTGGTGTAAGCAACACCATCCAAGTCTACGCCAGCGATGGGGAGAGTTGTATATGCCATGATAATTTTCCTTTTCTAATCAGTGGATTAAGTGCCTGACAAGATGCCTTGCAATGAAGCGTTAGAGCAGGTAAGGTTACCAGCCCAGCCATACAGCTTCACGATTGCATCTTGGTTAATCGATTGACGCTCACCACCGATAGGAACGAAATTACGCTCTTTATGTGGGCGGAAGAAAATGTAGTTGGTGTTCAAAAGATACATATAAAGCGGATTCTCTTGTGCGCCAATACCACCACCGAGTACAACATCGGCAGACATACCACCACCGTAGAACTTCAAGGAAGCAAAGCCAGCCGCACCTTCGTCTACACCAGCAATACGCTGGATAGCTTGTAAGGATGCAACATAGCGTTGATACAAGGTGTTACCAGCAATGATGAGGTCTACCTTATCAGTTCCACGAACAGACTTGATTGCGGCTGAAGTCATAGCGGCTTGGATCAAGGTAGAAGAATCTGCACCTGTAGAAGATTGGTTTTGCCAAAATGTCCAGTTTGCACGATTAATACCACCGTATGTACCAGTTGTGTTAGCAACAGCAACAGCGGCCGCTAAACCAGTAATGTTCTTACCACCGTTACCTGTACCGTCACCATAGATGTCACCCGAAATGCGGTTCAAAAGACGGGCTTCAGAAACTTGCATACGACCATCTAACAGGTCGATGATTGCTTCTTTAGACGAGTTTTGGAGCATTTCTAGACCACTCATGGTTACAGAGTCAGCGTACTGAGTAATGCTGAACTGTGCCGCAGAGATTGGGCTATCAGGGGT